CCTGTAGCCCCTGTCGGGCCGGTAGCTCCAACAGGACCCGTCGGGCCTTGGGTACCTTGTTCGCCTTGTATACCTTGTATGCCCTGAATGCCTTGCGGCCCAGTTGGGCCGACAGCGCCTTGCGGCCCTTGGCTACCCGTAGCACCTGTCGCTCCCGTCGCGCCTTGAGCGCCCGTGGGGCCTGTTGGGCCTGTTAAGCCGGTATTGCCTCGCGGTCCCGTTGGACCAGTCGCGCCTTGAACCCCGGTTAAACCGGGAGCACCGCGCTCGCCGACCACCTCACCGACGTTGGTGACAGTACCATCAGAAAACGTCAGGATCAAGGAGCCATCAAAGTCTATCTTAGCGCCTACGATGGAGACGCCTGTGTTTCCATCTTCACCGTCAACGCCGTCCTTGCCATCACGGCCATCTTTGCCGTCACGACCGTCAGCCCCGTCCCTACCCACAATGCCGTCTTTGCCATCTTTGCCAGGCTCACCCTGTGGGCCTTGCAGCTTCTCGACTTCATAGACTTTTGCGCGGATTTCGGGCAGCTCTTTACCGAGCAAAATGGCGATGGCCGCCAGTTTTGCTTCGGTTGATGCGCCAGACAGCAGGATTTTCTTGGCGTCCATCAGTCGCCTATGATGCTTTTAAGGAAGTCCTCGTCCTTTTTGCTTTGATTGGCCTTGTCAGCCATCTGCATCTCGACGATCTTGCCTTTGTTCTTGATGTCTTCTTCTTTGAGCATCAGTTCAGCGATCTTCACCCGCTTGTCGAACTCAGCCGACTCGTTGCCTGTCGGCAGGTTCTTCGTTGTTGCTGAGATCACCTTGGCCTGCACTTCTTGCGGCATCAGTTGCGCTTCGGTCAGCAGCTTCTGAGCCTCTGCCCGGTTCTGCTCGGCCTGTGTGGTTTGTACCGCAATCTGCGCCTGAGCCGCTTGCAGGGCCAACTGCTGCTGCACTTCTTGCATCTGCTGTGCCTGTGGGTCGGGCTGGCTCATCTGATCGAGCGCTGCCATCAGCTCGTAGCGGTTAGACAGGCTCGAGTTGCCCAAGATGCCCTTCAAGATCAGCGGCAGCACTGGGGTGTTTGGCCCCAGAGTCTGCAACAGACCAATGAATTGCTGCTGCTCGTACTCGCGGGCGATGATGCCCAGCGTGGCCGTCGGCACAAACTTCATGTCCACGCTTGGATAGCGCTCGGGGTCGAACTGCATGTACCGAAACGCCGCCTTTTGGATGAACGGGATCAGGAAGTCCTCTTGGAAGTTGACCAGCGTGCGCTTGTACTTCTTGATGATCGTGGCCACCGCCATGCTCATCCCAGCACCGTCTCGGCTGACTTGGCTGACCATGCCTTGGCTGTCTAGCGTGCCAGTGGCTTGCAAAAGCATCCGCTCGAACTCTTTGGCCGTATTCAAGTTGTTCAGACTCGTCTCGCCGAACTTGAACGGGTACAGAATCTCGGCTGGGTTGCCGTTGACCATGAACGCTTTGCCTGGCTTGACCTCAAACCGAGCGCCGCGTGGCAGGCGAGTGGCATCCATGCCCATCATTGGGCTGGTTGTCAGCGCCAGCGAGTCTAAGTGCGACCTGACTTGAGCGTCAATCGCCTTTTGCATGTTGTAAGACTTCTCCACCGTGCCGCGACCGAGCAAACGGTTGGGCACAGTGTCGTCTTGGTACGTCAGGACCGGGCGGTCCTTCATCATGTAAGGGTTCTCTTCGGCTTTGAGCAGCAGGCCACCGTTGGCGATGACGACAATCGCCTCCACCATGTCCGAATAGTCCTCAGCCGCCGAGTCGTCAGGGAACAGTTCCTCAACCTCAACGTCTTTCTCTGTCAGGTACTCGCGTGGCACCAGACCGTAGTACTTCAACAGCAGCACTTTTTCGTCGCGGTACTGACTCAGCTCCTGCGTCGGCTCCAGATCGGTGTCCTCAGCGGCTGGCTGGATGTTCACCTTGCGGTAGATACCCTTTTCGATGCCTTCGACGATCTTGTGGATGCCCACATATGACTCAATCGCCACGCCCATGCAGTCATCCACTGACGTGCCGTTGGGGTCGAACAAGAAATTCTTGGGGTTGATGGGGTTGATCTTGACCGCGATGCGGCTTTTTTCGACCACACCGATGGCCGCTTGGCCGGGCTGCCCTGGGATCGCCTGAGTCGCTGGCTCGAAGATTTTTTCCGTCTTGACGATGATCTCGCCGATGCCCGTGCCGTAGATTTCGGCCATCAACTCGATCTGATCGATGGATTTTCTGATCTTGTCCTGCTTGAAGTCCTCCATGAGCTGCGCTTTGAGCTGCTCAACGTCGATCGGGTTCTGGTTTACGTCCCGCAGGTCGTCTTCAATGTCGAAAAAGTCGCCTTGCCCGAAAATGGCCTCGAGAATTTCTGCGTGTCTAGTTTCTACAGCTTGTTGAGTCGAGGGCGTTACGATTCTGGACCGTTCGCTGTCGCGAGTCTTATCCTCCGCTGCCCATTCGCCGCGAAAAATGCGCTCATACTCAAGATAATCATCAAGATAGTTGGTGTCGCGCCAGTCTCTCCAACGCTGGCAATGATCAACGACGAACGCCGTCAGTTCCTTGTCGTTTTCTGTCGGCTGATCGAACTCATTTTGATCCATTTTTGACCCCTATGTCGGTGGCTATACCCCCGATATTACATCCATCGGCTGCCAGTCCTCGTCATCAGCGTCTTCAAAGTAGCTGGTGACAGCCAACTGGTCGATGTAGGACAGCGCATCCGGCAAATCGTCGTGAACGCCTTGCGATGGGAACAAAAGAAGTTGGTCCACGAATGTGTCCCAGTCCTCTTCGCTGTTCAGGACGATTCTACCGTGCTCGAACCGCCCCTGCAATGACCAAATCACCCGGTCTGTTTTCTTCCGGTTGCCGTGTGTCAGGTCCACGATGTGGCTGTAGACGTTGTTTTTTCTCATCAGGTCGGACAGATACGGCAGAACCGCGTTTTTCAGCGCTCCTCTTTCGATGCCGATGGATAGAGGCCTGTAATCGCGCATCTTCATCAGTATCTTGGCAGCCGTCTCGCGGATGTCCCAACGTCCGTGCTCAATCTCTTTGACGAACCACTTGCCGTCGTCGGTCACTTTGACCACCGCAATCGCCGACTCGTCCAGCCTTTTCTTGCTGTTGGCCGCCTGCTTGGCCACTTCTTCAAACCCAGCCAAGTCCACGGCCACGAAGTAGCTGCCATACTGAGGCTCTTCGCCGTACTTGATCCACTCCTCTTTAAACACATCCGCGCCAGCGTTGCTGAAAGATGCAAGGTATTCCTGTTTGAACGCGAAGGTGCTCAGGGTCTTTTTGGCGCTTTCGATCTCGGTGGGGTCGATCAGCGGGTTGTCTTGCGTCGTGAAGTGCCAGCTCTTCCAGTCGCTGTCCTGGTCGTCTTGCCCCAACTTCCACAGGTCGTGAAACCAGTTGCGCCCTTTTGGCGTGCCGATGAACATCCCTCGGCCCTTGCGGTCCGACAAGGACGCCCGAATGACCTGCTCCCAAGCCTCTGGCTTGATGTCGGCCACCTCGTCCAGAACTGCGTAGGTCAAACTTACACCGCGCAGCGTGTCCGGACGGTCCGCGCCCCTGACGTAGATACGCGCTCCGTTGACCATCGTGATGTCCAAGTTGTTCACGTGGCTTGACTGGATCACCTCCCGTCCGAGGTCCAGCAGCAGGTCCCATATGATTTGCCTCGACTGCCCCATCGTCGGGCTCACATATAAAACAGCTGAACCCGGTGGGCACTTGAGCGCCTCGATGATCAGAGTCGTCGCCGCTAGTCTGCTCTTCCCACAGCGCCGCCCTGCGGCAATCACTTTGAATCTATGGTCGTCGGCGTAGACTTGCTGCTGCCACGGCAGGAGGGAGAAATTAAGGTCAGACATCGGTAACATCCTCCGCCGGGATCACTTGAGGTTGTTCACCAAGACCTGTGATGTTGATCGTGATGGCGCTGCGCTGACTCTTGTCCTTCTCGAACATGCTCACTGGCAGCGTCCTGTCCATGCACATCTTCAGCGCCGCCATCTGACCTGGGTGGTCGTCGTTGAGCGCAATCTGGATCACTTTCTCCGCGACGTCCTTGCCGCCAGAGCGGATCATCAGCTCTTTGAGTTCCTTGATGCGTTGGTGATCCGTCTTTGGTAGCACCGCAGGCGGGTTCTCTGCGTACCTCTGGATCGTCATCTTGAGCGGTCGCCCGCGTTTCTTAGGTTCCACTTTGCCCTTTCGGAGTTTTCGCTAGTTTACCTTTTTCAGAGGGGAGGGGGGTACATCAAAATTTACGGCAGCCGCTGACCCCCTCCCCCCCATCAAAAAGTCAAGAATCCTAGCGTTTTCCCGTTTCCAGTTCCTACAACGTCCATTATGTAAAGTCGAGTCCAAGTTATGCACAGAAAAAAGAATACCAAACGCAACAACTTAAAGTTATGCACCGCCAACTGTGGATAAGTTTTGGATTTGGGCTGTGGATAACTGGGTCGGCTGGGAAAAATCGGGGGGAGAAAGTGCGAGAGGGGTGGAGGGTCCATTTCCGGGGGTCCATCGCCAATTGAGAATGATTCTCATTCAACAATTCATCTTTAAAACATCCACCCATCTCACCGTCACCAATGCCTCGCCAAGGGCTTTAAACGGGCCTACAAGCCACCATCATCCTGTGGCTGTGGGATGACAAGGACAACGCTCTCAAGCGGCGTATCGGGCCGCAATCCAAGATTGTAGAAATGCCGATAGGTATCGATGACCTCCAAGAAGCCAGCGGAGATGTCGCCACTGCCTGCCGCCAAGAGAATTGCACGTTCAGCATCGCCAAGCTGGCGCTGGAAATACTTAACCGTTGGAGTTGCTTTGCCGACCATCACCATTCCTCTAAAAAGTTATCCACAGGCTGAGTCCAAAAAACTCAGCAACCCCAAAAACCCCTGCATCGCCTTGACCCTTGACCCCAACCCTAAAGGGTTGGGGGTCAGGGAGGGTCAATTTTGGCGCTGTTTTGCCCCTTTTTGACCCTGACCCTGACTTTGACCCTAGGGTCATTTAGGGTCAACATTTTAAAAGTTATCCACAGGTTATCCACAGTCGTTTTTACGCAACATCATGGTACTCGCCTGCACCTCATCCACCATAACCCACCCATGTTCGGTGTTCTGAATCATGTCAGCCTGGAGCAGCGCACCGATCAGTTTGTCGTTGTAGGACGGGTTAATCATATTGCGCACGGTGCGCTCGGCGTTGCCGTCCTGGGCCAACTTATCCTTGAGGGCTGATCTGCTGAGGTAGGGCAGACCATCCCTGACTTCGGCACCGGATGCCCACCAAGCGTTTTCCCAAGTCTTGCGGTGGCCTTCGATCTTGGAGTCTTTCTTGGCGGCTGCGGCTGGGGCTTCGGCTTGGATGGGGATGGCGCTGGTGACGGGTTGATTGTCCTCGTCGTACCAGCTTGGGATGGTCACTTGTTGGAGGTCGAGATAGATTGGTTCGGCCATTTCGGCGTCTTTTGACTTGCGCTGCACCAGTTGCATGGGCTGGTTATCTTTGCCGGGGATGACGCTGATCTCTATATCCAGTGCTCCTCGCCAGGCGCTTGAGCCTCGGGCGCGGTGCTGGGCCTCGTCGGAGACGCCTGTGTGGTGAACCAGAATGACGGTGCAGTTAAACTCCATCATCAAGTTGCCGCAGGCATCCAACATGGTCTTGGCGTCTTGGGCGCTGTTCTCGTCTCCAGCAAGGAAGCGGTGCAGGGTATCGACCACCACGACCTTAGGGGTCTCGGGCAGCATCCTGATGTGCTCAAGCACTTTGAGGTAGCCAGCGGGGGTGTTCAGGTCACAGCCGTGCTTGGAGAGCCACATATTGAGCTTGCCCGATTTGTGGTGGTGCTTCCAAGCGGCGATTCGGCCACGAAGGCCGTGGTGACCCTCGCCGGCCAAGTAGACCACATGACCTGGACGCACCTTGTTGCCGCACCAGTCTGGGGTGCTGCTGGCAATGCGCAGGCACCAATCCAGCACCACAAATGTCTTGCCGCCTCCCGATGGGCCGTGAACCATCACAAGGGCTTGGTCCTGAATCCAGCGCTTGACAAGCCATGAGATGGGGCTGGGTTGGGCTGAGAACTCATCGGCGGGGATGAGCCAATCATCAGCGGTTGGTGCAAGAAGGCTGGCTAAGTCGTTGCCAGACTGCACATAATCGTTGGCGTCGCCTTGAACTGGTGGAACCACTGTGCGTGCGCCGTACTTGGCACTGGCCTGCTCGGCGTAACGCTGACCAACACCAGAGGCGTCGTTATCGGCCACGATCACGATTTCTTGGGCTGGGCCGTGCATCTCGCGCAATTTGCCTGTGACGGGCACCAAGTTGCTGGCGCTGTAGGCCACTACGCAAGGTCGGTTGGTGGTCTCGTAAATGGTTGCCGCGGTGGCAAAACCTTCGGCCACATACAGTGGTCCAGGCTCATCCAGTGAGCCTAGCTGCCAGAACTTACCGCCAGTTTGCCCGCCGGGGTGATAGAGCTTGCCGCCTTCGTGGTCTATGTACTGGAGTGTGGAGAGCGTGCCATCTTGGTCATATAGCGGAATAACCAAACGCCCATCGGTGGTAATGCGTGCGCCGTGGCCTATAACGCCCTTGCGCTTGAGATAGGGATGCTCGGGGCTTGCCGCTGAACAGCTTGCCCAGATTTGCTCAATGGTGTTGGCTACAACCTCACGCAGCTTGGCTGTCTCAGCATCACGCAAGGCTTTTGCCTCTGTCATGCGGTGGGTGTTGGCTATTTCCTCAGTAGTGGTAAGTTTGCGGCCAATGTCGGCGCGAAACGTCACCTCTAAACCAGCACGCCAGCAACCGAAACGGCCAGATGGCACGCCATCTGAAAATGCTACGTACCAACCGGGCTTGTCGATGCCTGGCTTGCCTTTGGTGCCCGAGCGAAAGCGGTGCAGCTTACCGTCCATCTGAATGTGATCTGGCGGCTCTAAGCCAGCCGCTTTCATGGCGTCAATGAGCTGCGCCTCTGGGGATGCAATGATTTTCTCTGGTGGTGGTGACCAAGGGCCGCCGAGGATGTTTGAAAGGTTGGCCATTAATTAGTCTCCACAGAAGCAAGCAATTGCCTCTTCATTTTTGTCGAACATGTCGGTTTGGTCTGCTGCAAATTGAATCATTGAGGCATAAGATGGGCGGTCGGAACGAAATACCGCACCGCTTGGCTTGGACGCCAACGCCAACGCCTCCATTTTGGCCCACCAGATGCCGCGTTCTGGTTTTTCGGCAATCAAAGATAGAACTTGTGCCCCGCCTTTTAAAAAGCAGAGATCACAGTTCCCGTGCATGGTTACCCCATTGTTGTTTGGAAGGCCAAGGTCAAATGGCTGGGCTTTCCAGAAAGCGCCAACATCTTCTTTTGTAATGCCAGCCGTAACCAATGGGATGCGGGATTTGTCAGCGATTTTGGCTGCTCGGCGTTGTTCATCTGCCCTCATTCCGACCCAATCCATCTGCTCGTTGTGGTCCCAGCCCAAAGATTTCAAATATTTGTGAATGGTGCGAATTTTCAACTCGGCAGTGCAAAACCTGGTAACTGGATTTGGAAGATAGTTCCTCTTCTTGATCAAAGCCTCAAATGGCTCACCGTTTCGGCTGGCAGTTTCAAATGAAACCCGCCTAAAAGCAGGATCAGCATCTTGAAACTCAACCCAATGAATCTCTACATTCCATCGGTCTGAACAATCCTGAACAAAGCGCAAGGTTGCCTCATCTTCCTTGCCGGTATTAGCAAAACACACAATTGCCTCATCCGGCAGGCTCATCTGGTGAGCCTGAAGCACCCGCCAGAGCATGTAAGCACTAGTGCGGCCACCACTAAAGCTGATGCAGGTCGGCTCTGTGATCTTGAATGGGTCAGCCATGCGTCACCTTCCGGCTTTCGAAATAGTCCGACAAAGCCTGCAAGACCTTGTGCGTGGGGTTTGCGTTGGGGTTATCTCGCACTTGGCGAATGGTGTTGTAGTGAACGCCAGTGGCCTCTGCCACCTTCATTGGCATTCGGTCTGAAAGCGCGTGGCGTATCTGTTCTAGGGTCATCATGTTTTGTCCTTGTTAAAAAAAAATGTTGTGATGTGCGAATCATACGCTATAATGTCGCTACACCACAAACAGATTCCCTGACAGTGGTGCAAAAAAAGGAGAGCCAGATGGCTATCAATTTGAAATCGACTGGCGGCCTAACCGCCAATGGTGTGAAGTTGCTTGTTTACGGGCAAGCTGGTGCAGGCAAGACCACACTGGTCAAGACGCTGCCCAATGTGATCGTACTGTCTGCCGAGGGTGGTTTGCTGTCCATTCAGGACGCTGATCTGCCTTACATCGAGATTGCAAGCATGGACGATCTGCGTGAGGCATTTACATGGTGCAGAGACAGCCAAGAGGCAACTGGCTTTCAGTCAGTGGCGCTTGACTCGATCAGCGAGGTTGCCGAGGTTGTGCTGGCCCACGAGATGAAGAAGTCCAAGGACGGGCGTGCGGCTTATGGTGAGATGAACACCACCATGCAAGAGCTTATCCGTGCGTTCCGTGACTTGCCGGGCAAGCATGTTTACATGAGCGCCAAGCTGGAGAAGTCCACCGATGAGATGGGCAAGATGCTATACAACCCTGGGATGCCCGGCAAGAGCCTGACACAAGGCTTGCCTTACTTCTTTGATGAAGTGTTGGCGTTGCGTGTGGAGCGTGACGGCGAGGGCAATACTCAGCGTGCGCTGATGTGTGATTCAGATGGCCTGTGGCTGGCCAAGGATCGCTCGGGCAAGCTGGAGGCTTGGGAAGCGCCAGACTTGGGTGCTGTCATTGCCAAGATCGGGGGTAAGGCATGAAAAAGAATGATCAAGCCTTTCCAGTTGGCTACAACGGTCATCCTGGCATGACGCTCAGAGATTACTTTGCGGCGCAGGCAATGCAAGGGCTGTTGGCCAATGGATGGTGTGCATCCCTTCGCAATGATCATTATGGCGAAAACGCTGGAAACAGCACAGTTGCAATTGATGCGTACATGATGGCCGACGCTATGCTGAAAGCGAGAACGCCATGATCGAAACCACCGACATGGCCGAACTGGCTCAGATGTGGTTGGCTGCAAAGCAAAAGGAAAAAGATGCGACAGAAGATCGCCGAGATATTGAGGACCACATCAAGAAGTTGGCACGTATCTCAGACCAACTTGACAGCACCGAAACCGTTGGTGCAGCAGGGTTTGAGATCAAGATCGAAGGACGTATCGACCGAAAGGTCGATTCAGAGAAGCTGCAAATGCTTGCCACTGAAGCAGGACTGAGCGATCACCTCTCTACACTTTTCCGGTGGAAGCCGGAAATCAACATGTCGGTCTGGAAAGCAGCCGATGAAACCATCACCGGGCCTCTGGCTGGTGCTATTACGGCCAAGCCTGGTCGTCCATCTTTCAAAATCATCCCCAAGGAGTAAATCATGGCTTTTTTATCAGAGACTTTTGACATCAACGAATTGCCTGTTGGCAACACTGGCAGCTTTGAGCCTTTGCCTGCTGGCTGGTACACCGCAACTATCTCGCAAGCCGAGTTGAAGGCCACCAAGGCTGGCAATGGCCAATACATCAAGCTGCGCTACGACATCACTGGCCCAAGCCACCAAGGCCGAGTGGTCTTTGGCAACTTGAACATCAAGAACGCCAACCCAAAGGCTGAGGAGATTGGTCGCCAGCAGTTGGGCGAGATCATGCGTGCTATTGGTTTGGCAAAGGTCACTGACACCGATCAGTTGATTGGTGGCCAGATCAGCATCAAGCTGGAGGTCAAGCAAGACGAACAGTATGGTGCCAGCAACGAGGTCAAGGGCTTTAAGTCTGTCTCGGGTAGTGCGGCGCCTTCTGTGCCGATGGCTGCGGCTTCTGCACCAGCGGCTGGCAAGGCCGCGCCACCTTGGGCTAAGCGTTAAGCAAAAAAATGCCCCGACTGGTTAAGGTCGGGGCAAACTTCATCAAGGAAGCAATCATGAAAATACCCGAGAGTGATCATACCATTCAGGCGCTGATTGACAAGCACCACGAAGCAAAAGCAGAAGCGCCTCGCCATCACATTGGAGCCAGTACGCTGGGCCATGTGTGTGACCGCTGGCTTTGGCTGTCGTTTCGATGGGCTGTGCAACCTGAGTTCTCTGGCCGCATCCTGCGCCTGTTTCGCCGTGGGCACCAAGAAGAGGCCAACATCATTAGCGACCTGCGTGCGATTGGTCTGGATGTGCGCAAGGTGTCAAGCCAGCATCGGGTTGACTTTGGCAGCCATGTCTCAGGGTCGCTTGATGCGATCATTGACTCTGGCGTTCCTGGAGCGCCGAAGACAAAGCATGTGGCTGAGTTTAAGACGCACAGCAAAAAGTCGTTTGATGCGCTGGTCAAAGACGGTGTGGAGAAGTCCAAGCCCGAGCACTTTGTTCAGATGCAGGTCTACATGGCTGGCACTGGTTTTGACCGTGCGCTGTATGTGGCCGTCTGCAAAGACGATGATCGAATCCACACCGAGCGCGTGAAGCTGGACAAAGATGTGGCTGAAAAGGCGATTCGCCGCGGGCACTACATTGCTTTGAGTGACAACATGCCGCCACCTATTAGCACCGATGCGAGCTGGTATCAGTGCAAGTTCTGTGATGCCCATGAGTTCTGCCATGAGTCCAAGACCACCAAGCATGTGAACTGCCGCACCTGTGCGATGGCCACACCTTTGTCGGACTCGACCTGGCACTGCGGCAAATGGGACGATGTGATCCCGGTGGACGCACAGCGCAATGGCTGCGAAGGTCATGTCCTGCACCCTGATCTGGTGCCTTGGCAGCGCAAGGACGGGCCGAACGAATTCACCGCGGTGTACGAGATCAATGGCACGACTGTGGCCAATGGTGACCCAGAGCAAGAGGGTGTGTTTAGTAGTAAGGAATTGCTGGCGAACGCTGATGCCTGTGCGGATAAGGGCTGGACGCAGTTGCACGACATGCGCAAGCAGTTTGGTGGAAGGGTGGTGGCCTGATGCTGCGTGAATACCAACAACGCACCATTGACCAACTCTACGCTTGGTTCGAGGCCGGTGGCCGTGGCAACCCTTGCCTGGTGCTGCCGACAGGCTCAGGCAAGTCGCACATTGTGGCTGCGCTGTGCAAGGACGCCTTGCAGAACTGGCCCGAGACCCGTGTGCTCATGCTGACCCATGTGAAGGAGTTGATCGAGCAGAACGCTGAGAAGATGCGCCAGCACTGGCCAGGTGCTCCGATGGGCATTTACAGCGCCAGCATTGGTCGGCGTGAGTTGGGCGAGCCGATCACCTTTGCTGGCATCCAGTCGGTGCGGAGCAAGGCGCGAGAGCTGGGCCACATTGACTTGGTGATCATTGACGAGTGCCATCTGGTCAACCACAAGGATGAGGGCGGCTACCGTGGGCTGCTGGAGCAGCTCAAGGCCATCAATCCTGCTATCAGGGTGGTGGGTCTTACGGCCACACCTTACAGACTTGGGCATGGCCTGATCACCGACAAGCCTGCGCTGTTTGATGCGCTGATTGAGCCGATCAGCATCGAGGAGTTGATCTTTAAGGGCTACCTGTCAACACTGCGATCCAAGGTCACCAAGGCCAAGTTGGATGTGACTGGCGTGCATAAGCGCGGGGGTGAGTTCATTGAGTCCGAGTTGCAAGCCGCTGTGGACACGGATGACAAGAACCATGCTGTGGTGCAAGAGGTGATGGCTTTAGCTGGTGACCGCAAGGCTTGGCTGTTCTTTTGCGCTGGCGTTAAGCACGCCGAGCACATTGCCGAAGCCCTGCGCCAGCAAGGTGTAACGGCTGCGTGCGTGACAGGGGACACACCAAAGAAGCAGCGCGATGAAATCATTGCCGACTTTAAGGTTGGCAAGTTGAAAGCGTTGACCAACGCCAATGTGCTGACCACTGGTTTTGATTATCCCGACATTGATCTGGTGGTGATGCTGCGCCCCACCATGAGCGCCAGCCTGTATGTGCAGATGGCTGGCCGGGGCATGAGGGTCAAAAGCCACACCGATCACTGCTTGGTGCTCGACTTCGCTGGCGTGGTGGCCACGCATGGCCCAATCACCAACGTACAGCCGCCAAAGAAGGGTGGCGATGGTAATGGCGAAGCGCCCCTTAAAGTTTGCGAGAACTGCGACGAGCTGGTGCATATCTCAGTGATGGTCTGCCCTGCCTGCCAGCATCCATTCCCGGTGAAAGAGGCCAAGAAGCTGCAACTGCACAATGACGACATCATGGGGCTAGAGGGACAAGAGTTGGAGGTGACAAGCTGGGCATGGCGCAAACACATCAGCAAGCAATCAGGCAAAGAGATGCTGGCGGTGACGTATTACGGCAGCCTGAGCGATGCACCAATCACCGAATACTTGCCGATTGCGCATGAGGGCTATGCCGGGCAGTCTGCTGTGCAAAAGCTGATCACGATTGCAGAGCGTGCGCAAATTGTGCGCGGTGGTTTGAATGTTCCAACGATGATTGAGATGGCGCAAAACCTGAACAACGCCACACCACCAAGTCTGATTGAGTATCGCAAGGACGGTAAATTTTTCAAAGTAACGAGAAGGAAATGGGAATGAGACCTGCTGAACCTGAGTTCTTGATTCAATGGCGCCAATGGCACCGTGCTGGCCCACCGAGGTGCTGCCACACCTGTGAGCACTACGGCAACGATGGGCAATGTGTTGAGTTCTTCATGAAGCCGCCAGCCGAGTTTGCCGAGACTGTTGACGAGTGCCCCAAGTGGGAACGAGAGGTGCCGTTTTGACTGATCGCATACCAACAGAGCACGAAGAACAACGAGAGGTTGTGAAATGGTTTCGCCAGACCCACAGAGGTGTTCGCATTTTTGCGGTGCCAAACGGGGGCCAACGAAGCATTGCTGCTGCCACCAGATTGAAGATTGAGGGCGTATCTGCTGGCGTGCCTGATTTGTTCATCCCTGCCTGGCGCTTGTGGGTGGAGATGAAGCGCATCAAGGGTGGCGTGCTCAGTGCCGATCAGAAGGATTGGATCAAGTATCTTGAAGAAGTGGGTTATTGTGCTAAAGTGTGCAAGGGTGCTGATGATGCGAAAGAGCAGATCACCGCCTTTTTTAACCAACATAAGGACTCGCTATGACCGACCAAATCAAAGACCGTTATATGACCATTCGCTTGCCCGCAGATGTGGAGCTGGAGGTGCGCAAGCACGCTGATCGCCACACCAGAACGCTGGCTGCACAGGTGCTGCACTACATCAAACTGGGGCTGGCAAAAGAAAAGAAGTGATTAGGGTTTGTCCTAGGTTGATGGTGCAGTGGGATATCGTGGTAAGATGTGGGCATCGCAACAACCAAACCGGAGTTACCAAAATGGAAGCAGCTTACAACGACATGACAGAGACATACATTGGCACAGGTCGCAAAGACAGCAAAGGCCGTGAGGTTGGCTGGATTGTTGGCCTGAACAACAACGGCACAACCTTTGCCGCTTGGGTGCAAAACGCACGCAAAGTTAACGGCGAGTGGAAAGAGTTTGGTGTGCAACAGCGCAGCAAGTCTTTTCCATCGCAATCAATTGCAACTGCTTGGGCTTATGCCACTGCTCAAGTTCGCCGCCACAAATTTTTGACAGCTTAATCAACCAGGGCCACTGGCCCCACCTTTTAGGATAACCCCATGAAACACCACAAATACAACCAGCATTATCAAGTTCGTGCAGCCAAGCTGCACGCCCGTGCAGAGGCTGCACTAAGCATCGCCTTGGCGTGCTTCATTGGCATTGGCATGGCCGCATTGCTAGTTGCATGGTGGTCGTCATGAGCTGCATGAACACCATGATGATGCACAGCCGCCAAGCTGATGAGGACAGGGCTGAGGCTTTGGAGTTTGCAATTGAGGCGCGTGCTGCCGAGCTGCTGACGCATGGCGAGGCTTGCGACCCATTTGATGGGGTGAACATTTGTGAGGCGCTGGATGAGTCAAGCACTGCTGAAAAGATGGTGCTTGGCAAAGTGTTGGCAGAGCGCAAATTCGATCAAGTTGGTATTTTGATTGAATGGCTTACCAAGTCGTATTGGGAGAAAAAGGCTGATGAGATGGCTAAGGATGAACTGGCATGAACAGGTTTGAGGCGTGGGAAGCGCACAACCTGGCAAAGTTTGCACAAGACGCCACCACACGGCTGCTTGAGCAAGAAGAGTTGATCGAGAGTCTGCAAGCAGACTTGAAGACAGCAATCCGTGCCTATCGGCACTTAGTAATCGAAGGGGCAAAAAATGACAGTCTACCCATCAGTGCCGAACAAAGATTTCAAATGGACCAGCGGGGCTGACGTACAGGCCACTTGGCGCAAGTGGGGCTGGACTCCACCGTCCGAGAAGATGACGCCTCCACCGCCGCCAGTAGAGAAGGTTGAGCCACTGCGGAGATACAAATGATCGAAGCACGAATGCTGAGCCGACTAGAGCAAGCAGAGATTCTGCGCCAAGTCAAAAACCTTTTGGCGGTGCAGCGCCGCAATCGCACATGGGTGCTTAGCAGCCGCATGACTGAAGAAAGCGAGAAGCAGAGCAACGCGAAGGCGTTGGAAAACTTCGCCGATTTTTTGAAAGAGTTCTGACATGACCGATTGCAAACACAAATGGGAACCGTTGAACGACGCGCCTTTGTACCGCTGCATCCGCTGCGGTGCTTTTTTAAGGATCATCAAATGAACTGCTGCGATGAATACGGCAATTGCCGACAGGGCCGTGATTGCCCGATACGCAAGCAATTGGAAAACGAAAAGCCAACCCCTGCTGATGGGCAGTTGGTATGGGCTGTGTTGGGATTCATTGTCCTGATGCTTGGGCTGTTGACATTGAGGAGTTGTTTATGAAAACCACGATAGAACTATGCAAAACAGTTGGTTTTCCGTTGATGGTCTTTGAGGGAGTGCCATACGTTTCGCCTGAACTTGAGCGCCTTGTTGCCCTTGTTCGTGCTAATGAGCGCGAGGCGTGTGCAAAGGTGTGTGAAGACAATGCAGACGACTTGTCCGAAGGAGATTGGGATTCTGCTTGTATCAATTGCGCCGACCACATCCGAGAAAGGGGGAACACATGACAACAACCAACACAGGCTCTCACGTCATCAAAGCGCTGAAGGCGTTCGCTGAGTTTGGGCGCTTGACCGCGCAGGAGTTTGCCGACTACGCCGACATCGGACGCTACGATGCACACGCTGTGCTCAACCGCATGAACAAACGCACCAAGGCTGGCGAGAAGCGCATCTACGTTGCAGACTGGACCCATGCACACGACGATGCACGGCGCTACCCACGGGCGGTGTTCATGATGGGTGACAAGCCCGACAAGCCAAGGCCCAAACCGAACATCCGGCTGAACCGACAGCGCAGTGAGCACAAGTCACTCAAAGCCATCCGCATGACCAGCGTGTTCAACATGGGTTTGCCACGCGACAAGATCAGAGAAATAAGGAGATCACTATGAAATGCAAATGCCATCCCGACTCGCCGTTCCATTGGGCGCACAACCCACGGCCAAGCATCTTTTTGCAAGACCCTATATTCAGGGCCAAGGGTGTAACCGCTAGCACCGACTACCGAGCCTTTGGCATCTACAGCCGGGCCAAGCCCAGCGTCAAGCCGTTCCTGAATAAGCACGAAGTGCCTAAGGGACGGCTTTGACGCTGGTTAATCTCCCAAGATTCCAGTGGCAGACCCAACAGCCGCAGAGCCAGTTAAAAGACCAGTTTGTGGTCTTTGCGCTCTGCGGTTTAATTCCCGCAAGATGGTGGTCTGCTCTATTGGATCAACAGTAAACAGACGCTTTTGCAAAGCCTCTGAACTCTCGCTGCTGATTCCTCTTGCCCTTGAAAGCAATGCTTGGCCACCAGCACGCAACATGCTCAAAGGGTCGCCAGTTGTAGTTGCCTGTGCAAGCGATCCAAGAAGGTTTGCCTCATCACGAACAGCACGATTTTCATCTGTACGAGAGCCGCCAAGAACACGTTGCTTGGTTGCGCTTTGCTGGCCCAAACTCTTAACGTATTGAGAAAACTCAGCGTAAGAGGCTTGATCTGGGAAAGCATTGCGAAGCAACAGCTTTTGATTTTCTGACTTAAAGATTTGCTTGGTGAAGTCGCCGCCCTTGAAATTGCCAAGGCGATTGTTTACGTCAGCCATTACACCTAAGCGGAACGCCTCTTTTTCATCAGGGTTGAGCTTTTTGATTTTGGATGCAGCTTCTTTTGGGTCAAGTTTTTGATAGTCCTCGCCCATCTTGAAAGCGTTTTTAATGCGCTCTGCATCTGCAAACTGAGCATTTGCTTTGGCGTACTCAGGATTAAGTGATTTGATCAGGTCGTTGAATTCAGTCTTAACTTTTGTTACGTCTCGGCCATACCCTGACACTTTTCCAGTCACGCTGTCTGTTTCGGCATCAATCACACGGTCAAGACCAATCTTGATTTGGTGCAAGATGTCTGTTGGAACTGCCTGTGCGTTGCGGATGGCACTCAGATCGGGCAGTTTGTTGCCATAAACACCAGCACGCTTGACCGCTTCTTCATAGGCTTTTTGGAAAACAGGCCTGTCCACATACTTCCTAAATGGCACAGCATCAATGGCTTTGCTGTACGCATCTGGATATGCCTGGCTGGCAAGTCGTGATTGATTTGCTGTCAAAGCCTCAAGATATTCAAAGCCATTGACGTTTTTAGCCAAGCCAGCTTTTTCAACCAAACCCTTCACAATATCGTTTGGCTGATCAATCATGCGATTGACAAGGAACGACTCAGTGCCGCCCTTGGCTTTTGATTGCACAACGTATGCACTGTAAGCCAAGTCGTTGAGGCTCTTGCCCAAGTCAGCAATGACGGGGTTGGGGACACCAATCTTGCGCAGCTCATCCAGTGCTTGCTGCGCTTCTGTTGGTGTGAGATTGTCTTTCTTGAGATAGCTTGCCAGCATCTTGGATGCGGCTGTTTCTTGGTCACCAATACCGGCAGAGTTCAGAACATTCTTGATGAGTGATCCGGCCTTGTCCACGACAATTGGCACTGAGCCACCAAGCAACCCGCCAAAGATTCCACCAACAACCGCTTCAGTCCCTGCGTCTTTTTCGGCAAAACCGTAACCAGATGCAGCACCAGTTGCTGCGCCAATTGCTGTGCCGCGGGCAATTTGTCCTGGCACAGTTTGACCGATGACTGCGGCTTGGGTACTTGGCGCAAGTCTTCCGACCTGTCTTGCAAGGCCAAGTGGCGCAATCAAGCTGCCGCCAATCTCCAAGCCAGTTTTGGCAATTGGCATATCTTGGCCAAATTGCTTTTGCTGCTCACGCAAAAGATTGCGCTGGCGCTCATATTCAGGCCCACTGATTGAGCCAGTGCGAAGAGCCGCTTCAATCTCGTCGAGAGTGCCAAATGTCAAGCCCTGACCAATTGAACGAAGTGCCTCGGCTGGTCCAGAGTAAGGAACACCAGGCCCAAGAACAGAGGTAAAGGCTTGCGGTTGACCAGCTTGTGGTTGATCAGCCAGTGGAGCATCTTTGTAGTTTGCCATTATGGTTTCACCCTTCTTACGCCATCAGGATCAACAAAAACTGTACCACTTGGGAATTTTGGATTCTTCAAAAATCTGTTGTATTCAGCCTGCGTAATGATTTGAACATCAAACTGAGGAATAACAACTGGCTGATTTGGCGGTGGAAACCCTGCATTTGCTCTGCGCTTTTGTACTGAGCTTGCTGCATCCTCTGCGCGTCGCGTGTTAATCTCAATCAATTTCTTCATTGCAGAAGCAGCCGCCTCTTTTGATTCAGAGCTTTTCAGTGCTTTTGCCTCTCGCACAGCATCACCTTCAGTTTGCGTACCTTTGTTCAATCGCAAACTCTCATTCACCAAGTTGGTGACAAACTTGTCGTAGTCTTCACGTGCCACCACATCTGGCGCACCAGACCCGGCAAGTTGACGCGCCCGAATGCTGGCCAAGTCCTTTAGGCCGAATTTAATTTCGCCAGTCTTGATTCGGTTGATGTATCCATACGCATCTGTGGCGATATTGGTTGCTGCACTTGCAGCAGAGAAGTCAGCCTCCTCTTCTTTGGCAAGATAGCTTGGCAGTGGCTTGTTGGCCTTTATATCTGCTTTTGCTTCTGCATCTTTGAGCTTCATTTGTTGCTGGAACTGAATGTTCTGAGCGGCAATCGCAGCATTCTGCTGCTGAATTAAAAGACTTTGCCGAGAGTTCTCAAGACCTTGCTGCTTGAGCAATTGCAAGGCGGCTTGATTGTCTTTAATCTGCTGCTGATTTTGTTCAAATTGCTGAACACGCTGCGTCATTTCAGACAACTCTTTTACTCTGGCATCAGCCTTTTCAGGGTCAAGCACTCCACTAGCAAAACTCCTAGAGTATTGCTGGGCTAGTGTTTGAACATTTTTCGGGATGGTTGCATCCGTGGCGAACACAGCAAATGGATTCTCCTCACGCATTGAAGCTGCGCCAAGCCTGCGAAGGTCTGGAAGCAACTTGGCTTGCTGAGAGATAGCCGCCTGACCCTCAGGGCCAAGCCTCATCAATTGAGGAACAACAGAGCTAATATCAAAAGACGCTGGGCGACCTGGGATTGCCACCGGCTGTCCCTGCTCATCCACCTCAACAAATTGCTGTTGCTCTGGCACAGCAGGCTGAAATGCACTTTGAATAAGGTTTTGAGCCTGTTGTGCCCGACCCTGGGACTCCAGCGCCAGTCGGCGTTTTGTTGCCTCATCTTGACGGACAAGTGCCTGCTGGCGGGCTTTGTCAGCCTCCATTGTCAACATCAAAACACCTTGACCATCGCCAATTTGGCGCAGCATTTGAATACCACGATCAAAGGTAGACAAGTCGTTGGGGTCTAGTTGAGATGCGATCTGCTGACGTGCGCTGATGCGCTGCAACTCAGGGTCTTGGCCGCCAAGAGCACCGCCGATTGCGCCAGCCAAACCATAAGCACCGCGGCCAATGGCGTAATTTGCTTGCTGAAATGGGTCGAGCCTAGCAAACTGCATGGCCTGCGCATCAGCGCGTTCTTGCTGTTGCTGTTGGTACATCTGTGGCGTGACGCCAAACAGAGATTGCACGATTTCTGCCATGTCTTACTCCTTAGATGAACGCGCCGATGTCTTGGTTGCCGTAGGCTAGACCCGTGCCAAAGCCAGAGCTGCCAAGGCCAGTCTGCGAAAATGCAGCTCGTCCTCCACCACCAAACAAATTGCCCAAACCAGACGCCAAGGCAGGGTTTTGACTGCCCATTGTCAGCGCTGTGGCAAACGGGTTGTAGGCATCTGCGCGGGCCTGCGTAGCCGCAGCAGCATTGCCGCCCATAAGCAGTGCATTAGCTCCAGCCGTGCTCTGCCCCTTTGCGCCAATGTCAATGCCCAATTGCAGCGGCTGCTGGCCCAAAGCCTCCAACTGTCTTGTTTGTTGGAGATAAGCCTCATACGGACCCAAAGCCGCAGCCTGACCGCCGTAGCCTTGCGTGAGCAGGTTGCCACCTGTGCCAAACAGACCAGCACCGAAGGCCACTTGCCGCTGCCCGGCTTCTTGCGCCTGCGCTGCCAGCGCAGCGTCTTGCTGGGCCAGAGCGTTGTAGTACGCCTCCATCTCTGGGCTGGCAGCACCAAGGCCCGCAGCGCCACTTGGGCGAGCGCCTGTGGCTCCGACAGCCAAGCCGCCACGGCCAGTTTGGAACAACTGATTCTGGAGCTGCGCCATCTGACGCTCACGGCTTGGGGCCAGCAGCTCTTGCTGCCTAGACATGAACTGCTGCGCGGCCTCTTGAGGCGTCTGCGCCAGGTACTGCTGGCCAAGGCCGAACAGACCTTGAGCTGCGCCTTGCAGGGGTGCGAACTGCGCCTGCGCTTGCTCGGCTTGCGTCAGCCCACCACCTGCCAGACCCAAGAAACGGTCTTGCATGGCCCGCAGTGCTGGATCGAGCGTGTAGCTCGCGCCCGTGACGCGGCCATCAGGCCCAGTCGTGAACTGCGACTGACCGAAGCGCGTCGTGATGCCGACCGGACGGAAGCGGGCTTCTTCAGCCGCGAGCTGCGCTGCGCGGGTCTGGGCGTCGGCCTGTGTTTGCGCGGCTCTACGGGCTGATCTGCCTTGCAGTAAACCGCCTAAAAGAGAACCCCCCGCCGCTATGAGTGCTGCTGGCATATCAATCTCCAATCAAAACGTCGTCCACCTTTGACGGGTCTTTCTCGTCGGTGGCGTGAATACAAAACCAAACGCAATCCGTGATCGCCTTGACACCGTGCGTCAAACCAGCCTTGATCTCAATGCAGGCTGGCGCTTCAATGACTTCAACTTCCTCGCCCTTCATCACCGCCACCTTGCCACTGGCCAGGATTGACAGGTGGCTGAACTCATGCGTGTGCTTCAGGATGGCTGTGCCTGCGGGGATAACCGCTTGCTTGGCATACAGACCATCGCTGAAGTGGTGCGTGATCATGCAGTCCGCTTCCACATCGCCACGGTGATGTACGGCTGGAGGTTGGCGTTTGTGCCACTGGAGCCTGTGGAGTTGACCGTAGTGGAGGTTGATGTGCTAACCGAACCAGAAGGTGTTCCAGCAGAGACGCTTGATGTAGTTGTTGTAGTGTCTGCGACCCCCGTGTTCCCAAAACCAAAAGAAGCACCCCCGGTCCCGGTCCCAATAGTATGCTGGTGGCCCGGCAAAGCATTACCGCTGAAAGAAGAACTTGAAGACGACGATGCGGTGTGTGAGTGGCTAATAACAGTTGCATCCTTGCTACCACCAGTCTCTTCCAATGCGTCGAACAACGCATCGCCGCCGTCCAAACCCACCATGACTCGACCAGCGCCGAACGCTACCCATGTACCAAAGCCCAGCAGCGTTGCCGGGTTGGTCGTCACACCTGCGTTGATGTAGATGGAGCCAACGGGGTACAGTGCTTGCAATGCAGCTTGAACAAATGCAGTTGTAGCCAAGGCTGTGCTGCTGTTGCCAAACGTCTGAGTGACCGCTGTTGTGCCCGTAGGCAGCGCAGGCGTACCCGTAAACGTAGGTGATGCCAGATCAGCTTTGGTCGCCACAGCCACAGCGATGTTGACAAACTCCGTGTTGATCTCGGTGCCCTTGACGATCTTCAGAGGGTCGCCAGACGGCAGCGCATCTTTCGTGGCGAAATTCGTGGACTGTACATAATTCGACACATCAATCTCCTTGTTGATTACGACATCTTGCCGTCTTTGGACTGAATTTCAATCCGCTGAATCGACAGCGGTGCGCCACTGATATTGGACTCATACCCCGTTTGCACGATTTTACCGCTGCCAGTGGCTTGCACGCTCAAAGTCTGCAAGGCCACGCCGTCAGAATACTGAGCGATGTCGTACTCGCCAATGCCGTATTCAGACACACCCTGCGTTGGGATCAGCGCGTTGGCCGACAGGTAGTTGGTGCTGAAGTCAAAACCCCACTTCATCGTCACGAACTGGTTCGTGCCACCGATCACCACCACCTTCAAGCGCTTGAGCAGCGACGTGACGTTGGCGTTACCCAAGTCAGCGTGGTTGGTGTAATACTGCATCCGGTAGGCCGTGGTGTGGTCTTGGTAGGTGCTGTACTTGCCGATGTAGCCGTTCTTGCCGATCAACACATCACCGTTGCGCCGCGACAACAGCGCCGTTGGCTCAATCGAGTTCCAAATCGTGACGCGGAACGACCCATCTTGCAACTGCACGCGGGTGTCGAAGCAGTACACCTCTTTAACCGAAGGCAGCGTCATCAGGTAGAACGCCTCAGCCTCAGAATAAACGGTCTTAATGTTAGCCAGCGTCTCGCCAGCCACAATCGCCATAAAGTCGCTGCGGATGTTCTTGGACAGGTCGCCCAGAGGGGCTGACTTCTCGACGATCG